TCTGCCTGAAGCCGGCCGCGGTGCAGACCGCGGAGTGGCTGGTGGAAAACGGCGTGGCGACGACCCCGGCCCAGGCATTCGAGATGGTGCAGCGCGCGAAGAGTCAGTCGCGCGCGGACTTCGTTCGCAACTACGTCCGCACCAACGCCGGCGCTCAGGCAGTCCTGGGCAGCAAGGCCAAGACGCCTGAGCAGCTTGCCGCCGAGGCGAACGCCGTGTTCAACACGGCCAATGGGTTCGAGAGCGCGCCAGCCGCCCCCGCGCCGGCCCCCGCGCCGGCCCCCGCCGCCGGGTCGAATAGGCCGGCGCCTGCTACAAGGAATCCCAAGTTCGACGAGCTGCTTGGCATCAAACCGCCACAGTAAGCTCGTCGCGTCCTTCACAGGGCTTCCCTCTTACCCAGGCGCCTCATGGACATCAACGAAGATTTCAGCGGCGCATTTGCGTCGCCTGCCAAGCCGAAGAAACCAGCCGCGCCGCCGCGCCCGAAGCCGCCGAAGCCGAGCTACAGCGCGCCGGATCTCAACGCCGCGCCGCCCTGGGCCAGCATCGAGGCCAAGCCCGAGTTCGCCGCGCTGAGCGCCGCCGACAAGGCGGCCGCCAAGGAAGCCTACTTCGACTACTGGATCGCCCCGCACGCCGGCGCAGATGCCGACGCGCTGCGCGGCGAGTTCCTGGCGCCGCCTGCCCCCGCCGCCCCCGCCGCCCCCGCCGCCCCCGCCGCCCCCGCGGCTGCCCCTGCTGCCCAAGTAGCGGCCCCTGCTGCCCAGGTCAGCCCTACTACGCGCCGCGCCGCTGCTGCGCCGGGCGCGCCTGCCGCCCCGGCCGAAGCCGAGCAGCCGGGCATCATGTCCAGAGTCGGGGGAGTCCTTTCGCGCGAGTTCCAGACCCTGAAGGATGCCTTCACGCCGGAGCGCAAAGACCTTGCGTCCGAAAGCGACGGCAAGCGGATCGCACCGGACGGCGTGCAGCCCTCGATGATGCCGGTCAGCCCGGCGCTGCGCCGCGTTCTCGAGGCGCAGTACAACGCCGCGACCCCCGAAGAGCGCCTGGCCATGGCCGGCGACGTAGGCGTCGACGCGCCGTTCAATGCGCGCGCGCTGAGCGACATCGCGCGTGAGCTGAACCAGCGTTACGGCTTGGTCGACAAGAAGCGCGACCAGGCGACGCTTGGCGGCGCTCTGCCCGACAATTCTGTCCGCAACAAGGTCGACCCGCGTGCGGAGATGCGCGCGCGTCGTCTTATCGGCCAAGGCGTCGACCCGGACGCCGCACGCACGCTTGCCCTGGACGCAGCGCGATTCGGCGCCATGCCAGGCACCGAGACTACCGGCACGATCGGCCCGACGGATTTCAACTTCGAGCGCGCGCGCGAGTGGCGCGAGAATCCGCTGCTCAACAACCCGGTGGCGCGCGGCGCCGCCAAGGGCGCCGCGGAATTTGCCCGAGCCTCGGCCGGTCTTGGCGAGGCAGCGGCCGGCCTTGCCGGGTACTCCGACCCGCGTGGGTCCGAGATCTCGCGGCGGCTGCGCGGCTTCACCAACGAGATCGGCGAGAGCAAGGATTTCCTGGGCCGCAACTTCGAGGGCGCGGTTTCGTCCATCGCGCAGCAGGTTCCGATCCTCATCGCCGCAGCGGCCTCCGGCGGCGCGGCAACGCCCGTGGCGCTCGGCGGCATGGGCTTGCAGAGCTTCGGCCAGGAGTACAACACCGGCCTGACCAGCGGCCTGTCCGCTGGAGACGCTGCGACCCGCGCGAGTCTGTACTCTGCCTTCGAGATCATCGGCGAGTCGTTCGGCCTCGGGCCGTTGATCGACAGCATCAAGAAGGCCGGCCGCGGCATCGGCAGCACGGACGAGCTGGGCAAGTTCTTTGCCAGCCAGCTGAAGCAGCAGATCCCCGGCGAGGCGCTGACCACCACCGGCCAGTTCCTGGTCGACAAGTTCCCCCGCATCGGCCTGAACCAAGAAGCCGGCTGGCAGGAATACCTGAACCAGATGGCCGACACGGTCACGCAGACCGTCATGCAGGGCGGCCTCATGGCCGGCGGCACGACCGGCGTGGCCGCCGGCGTGCGGTTCCTGAACGGCGGCGAAAGCCCGGAGGTCGCGGCCGATCGAGCGCGCCAAGACGCCCTCGGCAACTGGGGCCAGTTCGGCGACATGATCCGACGCGGCCAAGAGGCGCGACCTGCGCGCCAGCGGTCCGCAAAAGAAAAGGCCTTCAGCGATCTCGACGCGGCGCTAGCCGAATGGCAAAAGAAGTTCCCCTCAGCAGCCCAGGCGCCGTCGTCGCCCTCGCCAGCCCCTGCCCAGCCTCCACAGGGGCCGCAGGCAGGCCCGGCGGCGCCTGGTGCTACCCAAGCCGCGCCCGAGCCGCAGGCGCCCCCTGCGGCGCCCACGAGCGCCCAGGCGCGTCCCAGCGACGAGCTGGTCAACTATGCACAACGTCGTCTGGAAACCCTGATCGACAAATCCGAGGGCGGGTACACCACGGTCACGGACGCCAATGGCGACCTGACCGAGGAAGAGATCCCCGGCCAGGAGCTGACCGACAGCGAAAAGCGCGAGTTCGTTGCGTTGCAGAGCGCGTTGAACGACAACAAGTGGGACGACCTGCAAAGGATTTACGGGCCGCTCGTAGATGGCGTCCTTTCCAAGCGCGACCCCGACCAGACCACCCCCGCCACACAGGAAACCGTCGATGGCACTCAAGCCCCTGAAGCCCAGCAAGCAGCGTCGGAAGGACAAGAACCGGGAGCGCGAGAGGAAGAAGTAGGCCAAGAGCCGAAGAGCCCGATCGACGAGCTCGGCGCGCTGTTTGGCGGTGAGCAGCAGGCCGGTGAGCAGGAGCAGGCGCAGACCGAGCCTCCCCCTATCCGTTTTCCCACGATCTCTGACGACCAAGAAACGGAGACGCCCCCCGCCGACCCCACGCCGCCCACCGAGCCCCCGCGCACCGAGCGCGAGGCGCTGGAACGGCGCCGCAAGACCACCATCATCGCCGGCAGCGAAAAGCTCGAAGGCGAGTGGGCGGTCGTGGAAGCCGACAGCATCAAGGCCTCGATGAAGGAAGGCGTCAACCAGCCGCGCGACCGTACGCGCGCCGCGTCGAACGTCCAGATCTCCGAGATCGCGCGCAACCCGGACTTCGAGCGCCTGTCCGACACGTCGAAGACGATGGACTATGGCGCGCCCACGCTTACGTCGGACGACGTGATCGTCGGCGGCAACGGCCGGTTCGAGGGCATCGGTCTCGCCTACGACAACAACACGTCGGCCGAGTACCGCAAGCAGCTCGAGGAAAACGCCGCGCAGTTCGGCCTCGACCCGGCCGCGATCCGCGGCATGAAGAAGCCGATTCTCGTGCGCCGGATCACGCAGGACGCCGACACGCGCGCCCTCGCCATCCAGTCGAACCAGGCGGCAGGCCTGCAGCTTGCCGACATGGAGCAGGCCGCGCTCGACGCCGAGCGCATGACCGGGCTCGACATGATCCAGGTCAGCGAGACGGGCGACATCCCGCTGAACGCCAACAACATCCAGGCCATCAACAACGCGCTTCGCGGGTACAGCACCAACGAGCAGTCGGGTTTTAACGCGGCCGACGGCACGATCGCCCAGTCCGGCCTGCGCCGCATCCGCAACGCCATCATGTACAAGGCGTACGGCAAGAGCGAGACGCTGGCCCGGCTTATCGAGTCGCCGTCCCCCGACCTGAAGAACGTCGGCACGGCGCTCGTGCGCGCGTCCGCAGAGCTTGCCAAGACCCGCACGGTCGAAGGCTACGACATCAGCCAGGACATCACCGAGGCGGTCGAGACCCTGTCGCAGCTCCGCGCGCAGGGCCGTAGCATCGAGGACTTCCTGTCGCAGATCGGGATGTTCGGCGACTCGATCAGCCCCGAGGCGCGCGAGATCCTGCAGTTCATGAACAGCAACATCCGGAGCGCGCGCGCGATCACGGAGTTCCTGCAGGAGTACGCTGCTGCCGTCAAGTCGTTCGACGACTCGAAGGGCAGCATGAGCATGTTCGGCGATGCCGAAACGCCGACGAAGCTGCAAACCCTTAGCCGCATGAGAGGTGAGAGCGATGCCGCAAGGAAACAAGCCGGGTCTCAGGCCGACATCTTCGCCCCGAGCAACCAGCGGCCAGCCCCCGTCGGGACTGGAGAGACTGGTGCGCCGCGTGGAAGCGAACCCCAAGATCAAGGCGGCGATGCTGGAGGCGGTCAAGCAAATGAAGGCCAAGGGCAAGTAGCCGCACCGTCCGCGAACACGGTCTTCACCGAGGACGCTGCAGCCGCGGCGCGTGAACGCCTGCGGAAGAAGCTCGGCCGCCTGAACAGCGGCATCGACCCCGAGATGATGATGGACGGCATCACCCTTGCCGGCTACCACATCGAGAAGGGCGCGCGCTCGTTCGCGGCGTACTCGAAGGCCATGCTGGCCGATCTCGGCGACGCGGTGCGCCCTTACCTCAAGTCTTGGTACATGGGCGTCAAGTACGACCCGCGTGCCGCGGCGTTCGATGGCATGGACGACGCGGCGACCGTCGAGGCGGCGAGTGTCGATGGCGCGCAGGAGCAGGATGCCGATTCCGCCTCTGTCGACCGCGACAATGCGGCAGCAGAAGCCGCTGGGCTGAAGCTCAAGAAGGGCATGAGCAACGAGTGGGGCGCGACGGTCAAAGTCGAGCGAGACGGCAAGACGACGCAGTTCAACTACACGCTGCGGCGTGTCGGCGGCACCGAGGCGCTTGGGCCGCGCCGTTACATGCTGATGATGAACGCAACCTTCCCGGGGTCAGGAATCACGGGAGCCCCGACGCTCGACCTGGGCACGTTCAAGAAGATCGACGAGGCTTTGAGCGCATTCCAAAGCGACAAGGAGAGCCGCGGCGCTGAAGGCAAGAAGCCGGAAACTTCGGCCGCGAAGCGCAAGCAGGATCGTCTCGACATGGGCGACCCGATCGACGCGCTGCGCGCGCGGGTGCGCCGGTACGCCTCCGGGCTCTCGCGCATCGGCGACCTTGGCGTCGGCGCAAGGGCCGCCGGTGGGCTCGACCTCCGGGGCGTCGGCGTGGACGTCGGCGAGCTGTCCAAGCCGGCCATCGAGACGCTGGCGAATGCAGTCGTCAACCAAGGCGCGGCCGTTTTCATCGACTCCGGCGCGTTCGGCGCGTTCCGTCGCGGCCTGAAGTCTGGGAACGAAAGCCTCAAGGTGCTGGACTTTGACGCGATCCTTTCCAAATACGACGCGATTTTGGAGGCAATCGAAGAAGCCAACCCTGCAGAGATGCAGCCAGGCTCCGAATACCCGGCTCCGATGATGGTAATGCCTGACGTTGTCGGCGATCAGGATGCAAGCATCGAGCTGGCGAAGAAGTACAGGAATTGGATGTGGCCGCAGACCTACGGCAACCTTGCCAAGATCATCATTCCCATCCAAACCGGAAAGCTCTCGATGGCTGACGCCTACCGGGAGATCGTCAAGATACTGTCTCCGCCTTCAGGAGTAAGCAAAAACGCTACTAACTTCGTAGTCGGCATTCCGTCCAACGAGAAGGCCGTGTCGCCGGAGGAATTCACGAAGTTCCTCGCCGAGATCAAGCCGAAGGCCGTGCATATCTTGGGCGCCGCGTCTGACGCCAAGCTCAACCCACGGCTGGCGCAGATCGTCGCGGCAGGCGTTCAGGACCAGATCGAGGTCACGGCCGACGCCTCGCCGATCCGCAGCGCAGTGCTCAACGCCGTGCAGCAGGGGTCGACCCGCGGACAGGCCATCGAAGACTTCCTGTACGACGAGAACGATCCGGCCGTCATCCGCGCCAACGAAATGAGCGCGAAGGCCGCGCAAGCGCAGAGCAGCGCGGCTGATGACGAGGTCGTCGGGGCGACCGACGAGGAAGTGCAGGAGATCGGTGAGCAGTTCGACGCGGCCGAGTCCAGCCAGTCGAGCGGCGAATTCAAAGTCCATCACCTGTTCGACCCACCGGCGCGGCAAGAGGTCGTCAGGCTGCAGGACAAGGTCCGCGTCTACCAGAAGGACAGCGGCTGGATGACGGTCGAAGAGGCCGCGCAGAAGGTCGCCGAGTGGCGCGCCAACGCCGAGGCCCAGAACAACCTGCCCAACCGCCCGAATAGCAACAAGGTCGTGCTGTCCCTGTTCGACTACACGGGCGAGTGGTCGCGCCCGTGGGAGGACGCCGGCTACAACGTGTTCCGGTTCGACATCCAGAACGACCCGGAGATGGGCGACGTCAACTCCTTCTCGACCGAGTTCTTCAGCGACTGGTTCGGCGACTTCGACGGCATGGACATCTACGCCGTGCTGGCCGCCTGCCCGTGTACGGACTTCGCGTCGAGCGGCGCGCGGCACTTCTCCGCCAAGGACAAGGACGGCCGCACCGTGGCGTCGGTCAAGCTCGTCCAGCAGACCCTGGCCACCATCGAGCATTTCAAGCCGCCGGTGTGGGCGATCGAGAACCCCGTCGGCCGCATCGAGCGCCTGACCGGTCTGCCGCCGTGGCGGCTGTCGTTCGACCCCAACCACTTCGGCGACCCGTACACCAAGAAGACGCTCCTGTGGGGGCGCTTCAACGCCGACCTCGAGGTGGCGCCGGTCGACCCGGTCGAGGGCTCGAAGATGTGGAGCCAGTACGGCGGCTCGAGCATCGAGACGAAGAACGCGCGCAGCGTGACCCCGACCGGGTTCGCGTACTCGTTCTTCACCGCGAACAACGCCGTCGACCATCCCGAGATGGCGCTGTCGAACAAGTACGACCGGCTGCCGAAGGCGCTGTTCGACGACGCCGTCGAGGCCGGATTGGACGAGAGCCAGATCGCCGAGGTCATCGACGACCCGTACTACATGGATCTCGACGACAAGGCCGCCGAGCGGAACCTGCGCGCGCTGATCGCGGCGCAGTCCGGCGCACCGGCCGGTAGCGACATCTTGGACGTCGACGGCCTGATCGACGACCTGATCGAGGAGGAAAGCAGCCGCCCATGGCTTACGGATCCCGTCAACGAGCGCCAGTCTCAGGATCGGCGGTCTGTTTTCCCAGACAACGACCCCGGCCTCGTGGAGAGGATGCGCCGCGCCAAGGAAGATCCGAAGACGCCGCTCGTCAGCAGTCCTACCGAGGCAAGCTGGAATGAGCTTCCCAACGGGTTCGCGTGGCGCGAGTACATCCTCAAGTTTGGCGGCGAAAACAACCTGGAGTACCGGCAAGACATCCGCGCTCCGAAAAACGGCACCAGCTTTTCTCCTGACGAGCCGAATGTCATCAGCCGCGGCTTGGATTTCGACGGAGAGCTTTACGCGGACGACCAAGCCGGAGAATCCCTGCCGCAATTCATTTCCAGCGGCGTTTCGTTCGCAGACTTCGAGCAATACTTCAGCACCGCGCAAGGCAAGGCGGAAAAGCCCAAGACCGAGCGCGAGGCCAAGGAGCGCCGCACCGCCAAGCAGGAAGCCAAGGACGCCATCGGCTCCGCGGTCAAGAACGCCACGTCCGGCGCGACCAACGCCATCGACGGGCTTGGCGCGCTGTTCGGCGGCAAGGGCAAGCTGAGCTCCGGCCTGACCTTCGACGAAGAGACCTATGCCAAGGCCAAGCCGCTGTTCGCGCAGGCGGTCAGGGACTTCGGCGCGGCCGGCAAGGACATCACGACGGCCGCCCGTGCGGTCGTCCGGATGGTGCTCGACCGCTTCGGCCGCGACGCGGCCGAGAACATGCGCCCGTACATGGTGAAGTTCATCGAGGACGTGCGAGACGGTAAAATCCCATTGGAGGACGACGATGCAACTCCCCCCGGTGACGATTCTCAATCAGATCGGAAGGATGGCGAAGATCAAGAACAGGTCGATGAAGACTCTGTTCCAGATGAGCCAACCGGAGGTCGATCGTCTGCTCGACGGCCAGGCAAAGGATCTTCAGGCCGCGGGGCACGATCCGGTGGCGGTGGCCGCGTACCTGGCTCTCGAGCCGCTGCGACTGGAGAACGAGGCGATAAGCAAGTTCGTCGAGAAGATGGGCGATTCCAGTCTGAGGGCGGTGCTGCCGGAGATCCTGACGAAGCAGGAGCTGGTGAGGATCGCGGACCTCGAGATGATGCTGACGCCGGCGCAAAAGAAAGGCCTGATGGCGCTGCTTCGCTAGAAGAGCGTCTGGCGGCGCAGCGCGACGCGGAAGGCACCCCGGTCGAGATCGGGAGCCTGCAGAACATCCGCGAGACGCTGCCGCTGCTGTTCGATACGCAGCACCAGGATGTGCTGTTCGCTGAGAATCGGTTGCAGAGGCCCGACGGATACGGCGTGCTGTTCGCCAACGGCACCGGCACCGGCAAGACCTTCCTCGGTCTCGGTATCGTCAAGCGCATGGTCAAGTCCGGGAAGCCGAACGGACTCATCGTCGTGCCGAACGACGCGGTGATGAACGAGTGGACGCGCAGCGCGGAGAAGGTAAACCTCGAGATCAACAAGCTCGAGAGCACCAGCGACAAGGGCCGAGGCGTGGCCATCACGACCTACGCCAACCTGGCCAACAACCTGACGCTGGCCGACCGCGAGATCGACTTCTTCGTGGCCGACGAGGCACACAACCTCATGGCCAACCAAGATGCCGCCGTCACAAGCGCGCTGGAGATCGCGCGCGCCATTACGCTGCACCCTGAAGGAGCTCGCAAGCGATCTAAAATGAAAGAGCGCGTGTCCGTCGCGCAGTTCGACCAAATCGTCGAGGATTTGAAGAAGATCGAAAAGATTTTGCCAAAGACCGAATCGGATGCGATCAGTCTTAAGCAGCGCAAAGAAAAGCTGAACGCTGAGTATTTAGATCTTGCTAAAAAGCTTGCTCAAGCTTTTGTGCGAGAAGAAGACTACATCAACGCGCGCCAAGGCTCAGCGCGTCCGCGTGCCGTGTTTTTGTCGGCTACGCCGTTTGCGTACGAGAAGAACACCGAATGGGCGCAGGGCTACCTGTTCGAGTACCCGAAGCCGATCAGCCAGACGAAGGGATACAACGACCCGTCGCCACGCGACCGGTTCATGATGCAGCACTTCGGCTATCGGATGCGCTACAACAAGCTCACCGAGCCGGATTTTGCCGTCAACCGCGACGTCATGCAGCGCCAGTTCAATACCTGGCTCCGCAGCGAAGGCGTGCTGTCTACCCGACTGCTTGAAGTGGACCGGGACTACGACCGCAAGTTTATCCTCATCGACGGAGGGATCGGCACGCGCATCGACCAGGCCATGACTTGGCTGCGCGAGACCAAGAACGGTCTGTACTCTATTTTCTACAAGACCGTGGTAGACAACTTTGACTACCTTGCGCGGTCGCGCCTGCTGGAGGCCATCAAGTCGAACGCCGCCATCGACTACATCAAGAAGCATCACGCGCTTGGCCGAAAAGTCATCGTGTTCTACGACTACAACCAGGGCGGCGGGTTCAATCCGTTCTCATTTGATGTAAAGCGAGGCCAGGTCATAGAGGTCAACGTCAGAAATCCGATCACGAACGAGTACGATAATGTTTTGCTAAATGTCAGCGAGTTCCTTGACGATCTGGAAGCGGAGTTTGGCGACCTCATGGCGACGGATTTCGGCGCCATGAAGTCTCCGCTCGAAACGCTGACCGCGGCCTTCCCGACAGCCAGCGTCTACAACGGCATCGTCAACAAGAACACGCGCCAGCAGACGATCGACGACTTCAACAACGACACCAAGCCGGAAGCGAACCTGCTCATCGTGCAGTCGTCCGCGAACGCTGGGTGGTCTGGCCACGACACGACCGGCGAGTTCCAGCGCGTGCTGATCAACCTGGGCCTGCCGGTGGCGCCGACCAAGGCGATCCAACAGGAGGGCCGCATCTACCGCGTCGGCCAGGAAAGCGACGCCATCTTCCGGTACTTCAACACCGGCACGAACTGGGAGCGCACGGCGTTTGCGACCAAGGTCGCGCGCCGCGCCTCTGCCGCCGAGAACATGGCGATGGGCGAACAGGCGCGAGCGCTGCTGGAAAGCTTCGTCGACGCCTTCGAGTCGTCTGAAGAACTGGAGCCGAACGCCGAAGAGGGCATGGGCGGCAAGGCGCGCGACCGGAACGCCGCCAACGCGCTGACCCCGATGGAGCGCGCCAAGTCGTTCTACTTCGGCCGCGGCAAGAAGACCGCCTCCAACAAGGCGCGCGAGGGCAAGGACTACTTCGCCACGCCGGAGCCGATCGGCCTGATGATGGTCGAGTGGCTGCACACGATGCCCAACGATTTGCTGCTGGAGCCGTCGGCCGGTCACGGCGCCATCGCGCGCTGGTTCCCGGAGTACGCCTCGCGCAGGGTCATCGAGCCGTCGCTGGAGCTCGCCGGGCAGCTGGGCCTCGTCACCGACGCGGATCAGGTCAACGAGGACTTCGAGCAGCACAACATCGTCAACAAGTACAACGGCATCGCCATGAACCCGCCGTTCGGCGTGGGCGGCAAGACGGCGATCGAGCACCTGGAAAAAGCGTTCGGCCACCTGTCAGACGGCGGCCGCGTCGTCGCCATCATCCCGGAGGGGCCGGCGGCCGACAAGCGGTTCGAGGACTGGCTGTACGGGCAGGACGAAAAGGGCCGCAGCAAGGTGCCCAACGCGCGCCTGGCCGCCTCCATCAGCCTGCCGACCGTGACCTTCGAGCGCGCCGCGACCAAGGCCAAGACGCGCATCGTCGTTATCGACCGGGTCGAAGACAAGAACGCGCCGGGCGTCGAGAGCCGAAACATCGACCTGTCAGGGTACGACGACATCAACGAGCTGTTCGAGGCAATCTCGCGCATTGACATCCGTCGCGTGCGCCCCGACCCAGAGAAGGCCGCTACCGCCGCCCAGGAGGCGGGGGCGCCGCCGGTGTCCGTGCCGGAGGCGCTGGGCGACAACCAGCAGTTCCGCGTCGTCGAGGCGCCGGAATCTCTCTCTGGATACAAGATCGTGACCGACCTGCCCGAGATCGAGCACACGACGAAAAAGGGATACAAGCTTGTCGGCGTCATCATCAAAGATGGTGTCGCCGCAAAGAAGGTCGACGACCGTACCTTCTTGAAGCGCGAAGAGGGCGGGTATTTTGTCCGCAAGTCGTACATCGTGCGCCCGGACAGGAGCGCCAAGCCGCAGGTGCTGAACAACATCCGGCGTCAGCCGGGCATCGCCGCGCAGCTCAAGAAGTCCGGCGTCTCGGTCAACGACTACATGGACGCAATCCGTCGTTGGAACGCCGGGGAGCGGCTGTTCGGCTTCCCGGAGATGGACGAAGCGCCGGTCGAGATCAATAGCGTAGAGATGCTGGGCAACTACAACCCCGAGCAGCTGATGGCGCTGCCGGGGTCCGAGCGCGCCGGCTCCGGTCTCGAAGAGGCCGACAAGTTCCTCGATGCCAACGACCTCAAGGGGTTCGAGCAGACCTACGACTACATGCGCGACGACCGCAGCCACGGCGACGAGTTCCTCGTCATGGCCGCCGAGATCATGCAGCCGCCTAGGGGCGTCAAGGTCGATCTTCGCAAGTGGACGGCCGACGTGCTGCGGCTGTCGCAGCGCATGAACATCGAGTCCGACGGCGATCCGGCCGAGGTCGACATCGACTTCTACCGCGCGCGGCGCGGCGACGAGACGGTGCAGAACATCAACAAGGTGCCGCGCACGCCGGAGCTCCAGGAGGCCGCCAAGCGCCTCCAGGCCGGGGAGATCACGGCGGCCGAGTACGGCGCGCTCGTGGACAGGTACCGCCCCGTCCGGCCCTACGACTATGTCCCGGAGCCGGCGTCCGACGCCGACATGCGCCGCGCGCTGTCGTCCGACAAGGTCGACCGCATCAACGCGCCTGCCAGCCTGCCCGAGGGGACCAAGGTCGGCCTGCGCCTCGACATCCCGGCATACAATCGCCACGGCGTCTGGGTCGTGTCCGTCCACGAGCAGCGCAAGAAGGACTTCGCGGCAGGCAGGCCGATCGGCTACCAGAGCACCGCGGCGGCGACCAACGTCACTTTCGGCGCGGTCGAGAAGGCCGCCCTGAACATCGCCGCAGGCAGCGCCAAGGGCACGATCGCGGTGATGAAGGGCGACTGGAAGCCGGCATCCCCCGAGCAGGCCAAGGAGATGGCCGAGGCCGCGCTCAACGACCCGGCGTGGCGCCAGATCGGCGTCGACCCGGAGCGGCACTCGTACTTCTACGACCGCGCCACCATGCAGCCGATCGTGGCGGCCGACGAGGTCATCCAGATCGGGCCGCTGGTGCTCGGCAAGAACGTGAAGTACGCCGACCCGTCGGAGTTCCTGTTCAGCCTGTCGCAGCCGTCGGCCCCCGCCTTCGATAAGGTGCCGGACGCCGTGCGCGCGGACGCGCTGCCCAAGCTCAAGTCGCTCGAGGCCCGTCTCGAGGCCGGCAAGATCACCGAGGCCGAGTACCGGCTCGGCGTGCAGCAGGTCATCGCGCGTCTGGAGACCCGCAACGTGGTGCGGGAGGCCAGGGCGGCGAAGGACCGCCGCCGCGGCCCGGAGTGGATCATCGCGCAGTTCGAGCGCCAGGCCGCCGACGGCACGATCCCCCGCGACGAAGCAGACTTCGTGCGCTGGCTCATCGAGCAGAACCCGGCGATCGCGGACGACCTGGCCGTGTCTTTCAAGCAGGGCAGCGCAGACTCTGTCGCCGGCAACTATCACCCAGTCTTGCGGCTCATCACGATCTTCAAGAGCGCGATGGCCGATGAAGCCAACATCGGCACCGGGACTCACGAAATCCTGCACCATTCCGAGCGGATGATGCCAGGCGAAGTGCAGGACGGAATCTTGGCCGAGTGGAAGAAGGCCTGGATAGCAGAGCTCAAGAAGGCCAACAAAGAGCAGCGCGGGCTTCTGTTCGACATGCTAGCGGCCGGGATTGCGGGAGCCGAGAGTTCGCACAGGCGCGTAGTCGCGGCGTTCAACAACGGCATTCTCGACTACAACGCGCATTATCAGCTCTACAGTCCGTCCGAGTTCTGGGCGGTCAACGGCACGCGCATCCTGAACGACCGCCGCATGGCGCAGCAGTCGTGGGTCAAGCGCGCGCGCCAATGGCTGAAGGAGATGATCGAGCGCGCCAAGAGCCTGTTCGGTCTGCGCTCCGACGCGGCCGTCATCCGCGGCCTGGACGCGGTGCTGAAGGGCGAGGGTCGCACCGCGGACAGCGTCGGACTGCTGGCCAACCGTGCCGCCGTCGGAACCGCGTTCTTCCGCGGCATGGCCGACGAAGCTGCCGTCGTGATCGACGGCGCCGAAGACACCGGCGCGCGCACCTTCAACAACATCGCGCGGCGCACCCGCAACAACGCGGTCCAGTTCTGGGGCAACCGGAATGAGAAGGTCAAGACCTTCAACTGGTACGACCGCAAGCTGGCCCAGCAGTACCACAAGGCGCTGAAGGACGCTGACTTCGGCAAGGTGTTCGCCACCACGACGAGCATCCTGAATACGGTCTCTCTGACCGCGATCCGCGCCGCCGAGCTGGCGCCCGGAATCCTGACCCGCGTCGAAGATGTCGGCCAGTCCATGCGCGTGCTCTTCGGCCCCGGTCAGTCGCGCAAGAACCTCCAGGTCGCAGGCGACGCCCTGTTCGCAGGCACGCTGGCCGGCAAGGGCGCGTACGACGGCAAGATTTGGTCGAAAGACGAGTTCATGTCCAATTTCGCCGGCGCCAACGAGGCTTCGTGGGCGCTGTACCAGCAGGGGCGCGCGGCGATCGACGCCAGCCTGAACGAGCTGGCGGCCGCCGAGGCGTACTCGGTCGTGCAGGACATGCTGCCGGCAAGCGCCCGTCAGGAGATCCTGGACGACGTCAAGCGCGCTCATCCGATCGTGTTTGGCGCCATCTACAACGAAGAGAAGCGCGCCAAGAGCATGGCCGATTCGGCCAAGGCGCGCGGCGACGGAGAGGCCGAGCAGCGCCACCTGGCCGAGCTGGCCACGGCGCAGGACGCGCGCAAGAAAGTCGAGAAGATCTTTGGCATCGCCAAGTCCCTGAAGGACGGCGGCTACGCGCCGTTGATGCGCTTTGGCCGGTTCGGCGTGACCGTCACCCGGATCGACCCGGTGTCCGGCCGCCCCGACCCAGGTGATGACGGCGACTCGATCCTGCACTTCTCGCGCTACGAGTCGGAGAACGACGCGCGCGCCGCGCTCCGAGAGCTGCGCGCAGCGTACGGAACCGGCAAGGACGTGCAGATCGTCGCCGCTCCAGTGTCCGAGAAGTCGAACCAGCTCTATGCCGGCATCTCGCCTGAGACGATGTCCGTCTTCGCGGAGGCCATCGGCGCCGACGCGGCCATGAAGAAGTACATCGAGCAGGTCGCCAGCGAACGGTCCGCGCTGAAGCGCCGGCTCGACCGCAGCGGCACACCCGGCTACAGCCGTGAGCTCCCGCGCGTGCTGTCGAACTTCATCACCTCGAACGCCAGGTACGCCTCGCAGCGGTACTTCCTCAAGGAGCTCGACCGCAACATCAGCCGCATCCCGAAGAAGACCAAGGGCGACGTGCTCGACGAAGCGATCATGCTCAAGAACTTCGTCCTGAGCCCGGATGACGCCGGCGCCAAGATCTCGTCGGTCATGTTCATCCTGTTCCTGACCGGGTCTGCGGCAGCGGCGTTCCTGAACACGACGCAGACGCTGACCGCGACCGTCCCGTACCTGTCGCAGTACGCCGGCGCGCGGGGTGCCGCGGCGCAGTCCTTCAAGACGGCGATGTCGATCGCGCTCGGCAAGATGAAGCCGGACCCGGTGCTTGAGAAAGCCCTGAACCGTGCCAACCAGGAAGGCATCGTGGACGCGCAGGAGATCTTCCATCTCTACAGCGTCGGCGCGCAGGGCGTGGCGTCCGGCCTGATCAACACCTTGGCCAAGATCCCCGGCGCGGGTCGCGCCTTCAAGGACGGCGGCGCTGGCGCTAGGGCGCGCGCGAACGCGGCGCTCACGCTCTTGGGCTCGATGTTCTCGCTGGCCGAGAAGTTCAACCGCAAGGTCGCGTTTGTCTCGGCGTACGAGGTCGCGCGCAAGAACGGATCAAGCGATGACGTCGCCTACGCCTTCGCGGTGCGAACCGTCAACGTGACGCAGGGCGTGTTCAACAAGGCTGGTCGTTCCAACTGGGCGCGCCCGACCATCGGCCGCGCGCTACTGACTTTCAAGAGCTTTTCGCTCATGTACATGGAGATGTTCTATCGCATGATCAAACACGGCGGCCCGGAAGGGAAGAAAGCCGCCGTGATGATGCTTGCGATTCTCATGCTGCTGGCCGGTGAGGAAGGCCTGCCGTTCATGCAAGACCTGAACGACCTGATCGACACCCTCGGCCAGACGCTCGGCTACGACACAAACACCGTTCGCTCCAAGCGGCGCTGGGCGCACGAGACGCTGGGGCAGGGGTTCGGCGACTTCGCCCTGTACGGCGTCTCGTCGCTGCTTCCGCTCGACTGGCACGGCCGCCTGGGCCTCGGCAACCTCATCCCAGGGACCGGCTTCTTCAAGCTGTCGAACAAGGAGAACCGCGCGCGCGATGTCGCGGAGATCATCGGTCCGACCGCCGGCGCGGCGCAGCAGATCGCAGACGCGTGGGACGCGGCTGCCGACGGGAAGTACGGCAAGGCTCTCCAGAGCGCCGTCCCCAAGTTCGCCAGGGACATCCTCCAGGGCATCGAGATGGGGAGAAAGGGCTACGCGACGGACGCTCGAGGTCGCGTCTTGGCTGACACCGACGGGCTCGACGCGGCGGTCAAGATGATCGGCTTCCAGCCGACCGCCGTCGCGCAGCGCCAGCGCGCCGCCAGTCCGATGTACCAGGACATCGCGCTTCAGAAGAGGACCGAGTCCGCGATCATCGACGAGTGGGCGACCGCGGTCATGATGGAGGACGACAAGGGGATCAACGCCGCGGTGAAGAGCCTCGACGATTGGAACAACAAGAACCCCGACACGCCGATCTACGTCGCGCCCGAGCAGGTAATGGACCGCGTGAAGTCGATGCGCGCCGGGCGCGACGCGGCGCTGCTGAAGTCAGCGCCGAGGGAGCTGCGGGATCGGGTCGCTGACGGGCTCGACGCCGTCAAGTAGAGCGCGTCAGAACGGGATCTCGTCGTACGACCACGAGTCGCAGCCGGCGGCCATGACCTCGGCCGGCGGCTCCGCGCCGGCGGCCAGGCGGCAGCCGCGCCGCGGCATGGTCGTGAAGTGTTCGCAGGTCGCGCACGAGACCTCCAAAGTCTCGAGCGACACGAGCTCGGCCTGGTAGAGCTCGACGCGGCGCCGGAGCGCGGCGATCCGCGCGGCCAGTTCCTGCTTCGTTTTCAAAGCGCAACCGCCCATTCAGGCAAAGATCTGTCTGGAATGACGCTCGAGACTCCGTGACGGAAAGTCGTGATCTCGGCGTCGATGACCTCCCAATACTTCCCGTTGCGCTTCACCGTGATGAAGTCCGGCGCAGGAATCTGGTTCTCGCCCAGCAGCGCGAGAGCGTCGGTCACCGTCTTTGGGCACATGGCGCCGCGTTGCCAGAACCACGAGACAGCGTGCTTCCTGACGTTGCTGCGCTCGTCCTCGATGGGGATCCATTGGTCGAACGACGATGCGCCGCACCAGTAGGTGACCCGCACCGAGTCGGGGCGCCCCTCCTTCTTGTGGCGCCGGTACTCGACGCGATCGACCGCGTAGCGTAGTGGCTTGGCGAGAGCGGCGACGATGACGCCGTCGGCGGCTTCCGTGCCGTGCTTTGGCCTGCTCGGCCACTCGTAGCCGCAGCCTGGGCAGAGCATGATCGAGGCGTGGATCAGCTCGTGGCATTGGGGGCACTCCTTGGCCGGGGCTACACTCACGCCCTCGCCGCCCTCCCGCGACCCGCGCACGCGGATCTGGTCGATGGGGCCGTGACGCTCGATGTTCCCCGCGAAGTCGAGGACGAGCGTGTTCTCCTTGCTCGGCGCCTTGCGGAGGCCGCGACCGAGCATCTGGACATAGAGGCCGGTGCTCTTGGTCGGGCGCATGAGCGCGATGCAGTCGATCTCCGGGTAGTCGAAGCCGGTGGTCAGCAGCATGGCGTTGAACAGGATGCGGGTGCGGCCAGACTTGAACGCGTTGATGCGCGCGTCCCGGTCGGCAGCGGCCATATCGCCGGTGACGTAGTCGGCGGCCCAGCCGTTGGCCGCGGCGAACTCCGCGAAGTGCTTGGCGTGCTCGACGCCAGCGCAGAACCCGAGGATGTGCTGCCGGTCGTGGGCGTAGCCCTCGATCTCCTGCATCGTGCCGCGCAACAGCTCTTCGCGGTCCATCGCCGCCTGAAGGTCGCCGGGCAGGAACTCGCCGCCCTTCGTTCGCACCTGGCTCAGGTCGGCCTTGGTCACGCCGCCCTTGGCGGTCAGGGGGCAGAGATAGCCGTCCTTGATAAGATCCCCGACATTGGCGTCGTAGGCGATGTCGGTGAACACACGCTCGGAGCCCTCGGTCAGCAGGCCGGAGTCCATGCGGTACGGAGTGGCCGTCAGGCCGACGACCTTCAGGTAGGGGTTGTACTGGCGCAGACCGGCGAGGAAGCGCCCGTACATGGTGTCGGACTTCTTCGAGAGCAGATGCGCCTCGTCGATGATGACGATGTCCGTGCCGGCAAAGGTGGCCGGCAGTCGGTGGATGGACTGGATGCCGGCGACCGTGATCTGGTGCTTCGTTTTCTGGTTGAGTCCGGCAGACCAGATGCCGATCGGCGCCCCCGGCCAGTAGCGGATGATGGCGCGCGCGTCCTGCTCGATGAGCTCTTTGACGTGCGTCAGAACGATGACGCGCGTGTCAGAGAACTGCGTCAGCGCGTCACGGATGAACGCGGCCAGGGTCAGGCTCTTGCCAGCACCGGTCGGCAGCACGATGAGCGGGTTGCCGCGCTCCTTGGCGAAGTAGTCGTAGATCGCCGCGACGGCCTCCTTCTGGTACGGGCGCAGCTCGATCATCCGACCACCTTGGCTCCGAACTTCTCGCGGAAAGCCTCGACTTCCTTGTTGCAGATGACCCGATGGTCTGACGCCGCCGCGATCTCCGCGCTGCGGTAGAGCGGCGTGGTCACGGTCAGGTCGGCCGGCGGCAACACGCCATCGGCAGCCACCACGAACTCGTCGCCGTTGTCCTTGCGCTTGAAGAGGATCCATTGGTCGCCGGCGTCGATGGCCTCGGCGTAGGTGACTAGGAACGGCAGCGGAAGGTGGGCATCGCAGCCGACGCGCTGGACATCGACGGGGATCTCGCGCTCCTTGTAGTAGGCGCACGACCAGCGCGCGTTGTCGGCGCGCTCGGGCGTCGAGTGGACGCAAGAACGACAAGACTTCTTGAAGCCCTTACCGCTGTGGCAGACCGCGTTGAACGGACACCAGCCGCAGAGGTAATACTTCGGGTCGTCGCTGATGCGCGCGGGGATCGTCTTGCCGAAGATGATGCTCTCGGCGCGCGCCTCTGTGCGCTCGAACTCGACCTGGTCGAACTCGACGCGCTCGGAATACAGGTCATCGTTGTCTTTGTTGACGGCCAGGTACAAAGCGCGGTCCATGCCGCTCTTGCCCATGTACCAATTCATCTGGACCCAATGCTCGGGCTTGGCCTTCTTAACGCCTTTGGCCTTCAGATCCGCGAAGGACTTGGCGCTGTGCGTCTTGAATTCGAGGACGTGCCACTTCTGGCCGCCGCCGGGGATGTTGGTCGCGGCGCCGTCCATGTGGCCCTTCATGTGGCCGCCAAGGCTCTCGAATCCGAACTGCTTGCCGGACGCGGGGTCGAGGTCGTGGACCTTCGCGCCGATCGAGCGCAGATCGGCGGTGAACCGGGACTCGGCCATGTGACCGGTCTGGAACAGGCGCATGGTGCGCCCGTCGAACTTCTCCTTGTCGGCCCAGCGGAACGCGTACCAGAGAGCGCGCGCGCACGGGCGCCCGATGACGGACGCGCCGAGATAGGTGCGCTGCTTCTCCGAGCCGGCGCGCCGCTCGTACTGCTCGAAGATGGCTGCTGCGATCGGATCGACGTGCCCAGAAATGTCAGGCATTGAACTTCTCCGGCTTGAAGTGCTTGGCGAGGAATTCTTCGGCGCTGACGGATTCGCCATCTGGCTCAGGCGCCGGCTCAGTTGGCGGCGACGCAGCCTCGAGACTTTCTGCGGCCTTCTGATACAGGCGGCTGGATATTGCAGCGTTGGTTCGTATGCAGTCGAAAACGACCTCGAGCATCGCTTCCATGTCCTTCTTGCTATTGATGACGCCGACGATATCCGCGATCCCGCGGCCAAGCTGCACGATGAGGTCGGCGCGCTTGTCCTTTTCGCCGGAGCTCAGCGCGTTCAGGACCATCATGCCAACGGTCTTTTCGTAGTTGATGCTCATTGGTTCGCTCGTGTTGGGTAAGGCGCCGTCTCTCCGGCTGTCACGCTTTCTCCCGCGTTTGGATGTCTCGGCGCGGCGCGCTGGGGGTAGGCGCGTAGGTCCGCGACCAAGGCTTCAGGCCGCTTCGGCGGCTTCGGCGTCAGCGACCTCGGCCTGGCTTCCGCTCGACAGCAGCGCCACGAGATCGTCCTGGTTGGCGACCTCGACGGTGTAGCGGCTGCGGACCGCGTAGCGCAGCGCCTGTGCCGGGGTCTTTGCCCGGATCAGGCGGGTGGCTTCGGGGTTGTTGGTGTCGGTGACGACGTAGTAACGGCTCGACATGTCATGCGCCTCCTTCGGCGGGTGGTTGAGGTTGGACGGTGGCCTTGGCCTTCGCCTCGGCCTCCTGGATCTGCTGCAAGGCGTGGCCGCGCAGCGCCACGATGAAGTCGGCGACCTCATCGTGGGGCAGCTTGCCGAGTCCGCGCAGGATCAGATCGACCTGCGGGAACTTGAGACCGAAGAACAGGACGAGGCTGTTCGCATCGAACTGGACGACGGGCGCCTGGTTGGTGAGAGCCTCGGCCATCACTTCCTCCACGGCGCAGCGGCGGGAGCCGCGGCGGCCGGGGCGGCAGCGCGCGGTGCGCCGAAGGGGCCGGACGACGCAGCCGGCGCCGCGCTGTTGGACGCGACCGCCTCGTACTTCTTGATCGTGTTCGACTCGCGCTTGCGGTCGTCGACCTCGATGCCGATGGTGGCCAGGAACGGGGTGTTGTGCAGCTCGGCCGAGTTGGACGGCTTGATGACGCCCACAGCGCGGCACAGCGCGGCCAGCTCACGCTGCGCGATGTCCACAGCGGTCTGGTTGGGGTTCTTGAGGTTCAGCCGGGCCCAGACCTTGCGGCCCTTGGAGGGGCCGTCCAAGACCTCGAACACGAACTGGAGGTACTCGCCCGTACCCGCCTTGGTGGCCTTCCACTCCGAGCTGGTGGCGATCATCACGTACTGACCCTCGGGCAGCGCGGTGAACTCCTGCTGCTCGGGAACGGTGCTGGCATCGAAACCGGAAAGATCTGCGCTCATTTATAGAGACTCCTTCGTTGCGTTGAGAAAAACTTGATCACTTGGTCTTCGTCATGGCGGCCGAGAGCACCGCCGCGAAGTCCGTCCACGACAGGGGCACGTCCGGCATCCCGTACCGGTTGCCGGCGATGTAGGCCGGGTGCGGGTTCAGGTGCAGTTTGCGCTTGCCAGTCGAGATGGCCTTCGTTTCCTTCTGGTTGAAGCCGGCGTCGGTCTGGCGCGTGAGCACTTCGTGCTGCGCGAAACCGATCACGTCGGCCCACTCGTTGATGATGCCGACCGCGCGCTTGTTCAGCTTCAGGCTGTAGGCGTCGTAGTCGTCGGAGAGGGTCGGGTTCTTGACCTTGTTGACCTGCTCGTGCGCGATGCAGATGACGGTCATACCGCGGTCGTTCCGCAGCGCGTCCAAGCCCTCGAAGAACTGACGCCACAGGTCGTCGGCCATGATGTAGCCCTTGCCGTAGCCGATGTCCTCGATGTTCTTGACGCGGTGCGTCTCGCAGACCTTGGCGAGAACCAGAGGTTCGAGCCAATCGAGCGAGTCCACGAACACCGTCTCGTACTTGTGCTCTTCGGTGTAGAGCGAGGCAAGCGCGGACAGCACATCCTCGTACTTGGAAGCCTTCGGGAAGGCGTCCACGTCGATGTTGTCGAGTCCTTCCTCGGTGATGATGCCGATCGGGGACGGGGCAGCCGCCGCGAAAGTGGACTTGCCGACCTTGGGCGGCCCGTAGATGACGATCTTCGGGGCGCGGAGGCGCTTGCCTCGGGTGATGCTGGACAGATCAAACGCCATTGTCGTTGGCTCCTTCGGTGGTGATGATGCGGTCGGGCTCCACGCTGACATCTGGGACGGTGTCCTCGACGACGTGGTATTGGGCAGCGGATCCGAGAAGGCTGTTCAGGAGAACCCTGGCGCATTGATGCGCCTTGCTCTCGTCCTCGATGGCCTCGCCAAAGTCGGACGCGACCAGGATGCTGTCCTCGGAATCGGTGATCGTGATGGTGACGGATGCCATGTCACTTTCTCGTGAGCTTGACGCCGGTCTTGCCGGGCGTCGCGGTGATGGGGAGCAGCGCGTAGATGCCCGGCTCGTTGTCGCGCAGGTACTTGACGCCAGTGGTGTCGAGCTCGGGCTTGAGCTTGATGGGGCGCAGCGCCTCGGGGATATTTCCCTTGACCTCTTCCCACTTGTCCCAGTCCATCTTGCGGTTGATGACGCCGGTGATCTCGATGGAAAACTCCATCGCCTTGTGCGTCTGCGAACCTTCTTCCTTGGCGCCGCAGAGCGCGATGATCTCTTCCTCGACCGCGATGCGGCGCTCCTTGGCGATCTCTTCGGCCGCCTTGGCGCTCGTCAGCTCGATGCATAGCTCGTGCAAAGACTTCGTCATGCCGTCCTCCGTTGGTGTGATGGGGCAAGCATAAACTCAGGCATCAAGAAAACTCAACCCCTCCGGCGAAAAAATCTGCTGCTTTACTTTTAGAAAAAAATCAGATAATTGGCGCTTCTGATAGTCGAATTATAAGCGCGGCTGCATGGTGTCTTGTCTTGAAAAGCCCGGCCTCTACGGGTATCGTTCGTTCGCTCGACTTTACTTTTCCTAAAGGACAACGCTCAGCATGAAACGCAAGCCGCCAAGAATCTTCGGTGACGAGCCTGTCGGCTACACGGTGGAGGGCGTGCTGGCGCAGGCCGGTGGGCGCGGCGCGGTCGCCCGTCGCATCGGCGTGTCCATCCAGTCGGTCGCCAAGTGGGGGCGGCGCATCCCGGCGCCGCACGCGCGCGAGGTGGCGATCATGTCCGGCTTGATGGACA